ATGACAGACGACCTCAAGGCGGGCGCGCTTTTCCCCATCACGATCCAGGACGTGATCATGCCCCTCACCGAGGATCTGATCTACAACAAAATCGGCATTCAGATGCCTACCGGATGCCGCGGCGGCTACGAATGGCCGGTCGTGGAGGCTGTGGAGGCACAGATAGCCGGAGAGGCAGAGGAACTCGATGACCAGAAGATCAACCTTGACAAGGTACCCACAGTCACCCAGCGCATCGGTGTTTCCGTATCGGCGACCCGCGAGTCGCTTTTCAACTCCGACGGCAAACTGGAGCGCATCATCCGCGAACTTCTTCCCCGCGCAATCGCCGAGAAGATGAACAAGATCATCCTTTCGCCGGAGAAGGTGAACAAGAACTGCGCCATTACCGGTCCCTTTGTCGGCAAGACTGCAAAAGCGGTCGCCCTGAACTTCAAGGCGCTCAACAAAGAGAAAGCCGCGCTCCTCTCGAAGGGTGTGAAATCGCAGTACATGGCATGGGTGATGACCGAGTCAATGAAGGCAGAGCTTGAGGCAACGCCCAAAGACGCGGGAAGCGGCATCATGTGTATCGAGAACGACCGTCTCTGCGGGCTTCCGGTGTTCTGCCACAGCGCGATCGGAGAGGGTAACATCGGACTCGGCGACTTCCGCTATCAGGTAGCCGGTCAGTTCGGCGACTTCTACTTTATCGTAGACCCCTACACCGGAGCGGCATCCAACATGGTGAAGTTCACTCTTAATGTGGATTTCGGCACCGCCACGGTACGTCCGGAAGTCTACACGCTTCTTAAAGCTTCAGTGTAAAACCATAAAGACCGAACGCGATGACAGATCTGGAGAGACTCAGGCAGCAATGCCGCATTGACTTCGAAGACCCCGCGACCGACAGTCTTCTTCTTTCCCTGCAGCGTCAGGGGGAGGCGTTCGTCCTGTCGCGTGTGAACCGCACACGCGAGGAACTCGTGGAGATCGGCGGCGGCGAATGGCCCGAAGACCTCCGGCTCGCGGTCCTGGTGTTTGTCGCCGACCACTATGCCAACCCCGAAGGGAGGGAGCGTCCTAACCTTACGCTCGAGTATCTTGTGAGACCATATCAGCGGCTGACGGTATGAAAGCGGGTAATCTCAAGCCATTGCTAAGGGTTTATCGCCCGGTACACACCACCGACCCCGGCACGGGTGCGGACCGCACGGTGTGGGAACGCGGACGGGTGATTCTTGCCGAAAGGGTAAGGCACACATCCACGGCACGCGTGGAGAATCGCGAGCTATTCACAGACTACCGCGCCGAATACCGGCTGCGCATCCAGCACCGTCTCACAGACACTATGCGGGTAGAGGACACAGCCACAGGCACGCTGTATGCCATTGTCGGGGTCTTCCCCGATCCCGCCAACGGCATGCTGCGCATATCATGCGAACGGGTGAACGACTGACAGTATGGGAACAGATTTCACATATGACGACACACGGCTCCGGCGGATGTTCGAATCTTTGGGAGAGAAGCAGCGGCGCACCGCCATGCGCGGCGCTTTCCGGGCGGCGGCGTCGAACGTCCGCGCCGGTGCCGTGAAGGAGCTTCGCTCATCCGGTCTGCGGAGCAACCGCGATGTCGAGAAAGGCATCCGGGTTGTGGTATACAAGAAGGCACTCGGCTTCAAAGTGACAGTGGGCACAAAAAAAAGGCGTGTCAACTACGGTTCGAAGACCGGACGGGAACTGACCGAAGCCCGCCGTAAAGAGCGGCTGCGCATTGTGCCGCTCTGGGCGGAGGGTGGAACCGCCGAACGCCGCACCACCAGAAGCGGCAGCTTCTGCGGCATATCCTGGAAACGCAAAGGGAAAGGGAGACGCACCGGAGCGATGCCCGCATTCCGGTTCATGGAGAAAGCCAAGGGAACGGCATTACAGACGGCATCGGAAGACCTGCAGAGGCAAATGGTCAGCTATGTCGAAAAAACAGCTTTGAAATATGGAGGATCATTCAGATAGACTGCCGCGCACCGGACTGTCGGCAGGTCTTGCCATTTACGAGGCGCTTTCGGAATCGGAAGCCGTCACATCGAGAGTCACAAGGATTTTTCCCCTTGTCTCGACAACGGAGATAAAGTCTCCGGCAGTGTGCTATCTGGTGGAGGCTCTTGAGCCGACACCGGTGAAGACGGGGACTGTCTCCGACATGGTGGCTGTGGAGATCTACTGCATAGCCGGAGACTACCCGGCGTGTGTGGATATCGCGGAAGCCGTGCGCGCCACGCTCGACGGGCTGAGCGGGGAGACCTCCCACGGGATGCTGGTCTCGCACTGCATGATGACCGACCAGACCGAAGACTATCAGGAAGGCGCGTATATAAAGTTACTTAACTTCAAAATGAGAATAAGATGAAAAAAGGATATTGCAACGGCAGCGACATGCTGCTCTATATCGAAGACGTGGCAATCGGACATTGCACCTCACACAAGATGACGTGCAGCTCGGAGACCACCGACCATGCCGTCAAGGCACCGGCAGATGACCCGATCACCGCCTCGCTCTTCAAAGAGAAGACCGTGACCGGTCTGAGCATATCGATCAGCACCGACGGTCTTGTGTTCTACGGAGAGAAAGAGGCAGGCTACGCCAAGCTCTTAAAGGCATGGAAGACCGGAAAACCGGTAACCGCCAAGTGCATGGAGCGCGAGACAGCAGACAAACCCTATTTCAAGGGGAGCGTGATAATAGACTCGCTGGAGCGCACGGACGACGCGGGTACGGATTCCACCTACTCAGCATCGTTCAGCAACAACGGGGCACCGGAAATTCTTGACGAGACCGCACTCTCCGAGGGTGAGGCGCCAGCAAACTGAAAAAAAAGGAGAGCGGGGGCTGGCTGCCGCCGCACTTCACCAATACAAATTATTTTTTTCAAATATCGGGAAACATGAAAAAACATTTTATCACACTGACAACCGGGGAGTCTTTCCCCGTCGAGATCTCATTGGGCGCGATGCTTATCTTCAAGGAAGAGACCGGACGCGAGGCGACGGAAGCCGACATGGGCAGTCTTTCGGATCTGATCAAGCTTCTATGGGCAGGCACGGCGGCAGCATCCGAGACGGCGGGAATCGCGATGAACTACACCCCGCAGCAGTTTGCGAACCGTCTCACGCCTGAGGAACTCAAGAAATGGAAAGAGACATATGTCGAGAGCCAGAGGAATGAGGAGAATCCGGAAAAAGGCGAAGAGGTGAAAAAAAAAGACAGCCCGGAATCTTAGAGCTGTTCGGGTATGCGGTCGGAGTCCTGGGAATGAGCCGCACGGACTTCTGCCGGCTTTCTCCCGAGCAGTTCTACTGGATAAGCAAGGCGCACCGGGACGAGCAGGAGAGGCTCAGCCGCGAACGGTGGGAAATCATGCGGATGGAGGCGGCAATCATGATCCAGCCGCATGTCAAGAACCGGATAACGCCGAAGAGCCTGCTGCCGTTTCCCTGGGAGAAAGGGACGGGACACGTTGAGGAGATCACGATGGAAGAAAGAAAACGCAGAGCCGAGGAAGCTCTGCGAAAATGGGGCTGATCCCGCAACCGGTTTTATCTGTCGGATTCTTCCTTTGTTCCGTAGATTTCAGTGAAACGCTCCCCGTCAAGGTTCCTGGGGTTCTGGAGTCTGAACGTGATGCCGCCGAAAGCGCAGGGTTCAAAGACCGGCTCCCTCCCCTTGATTTCCTCATCGGTGAGGTTCCGGGCAAAGCATTTGCTCTTCGATGTGTTATACCATCTGCGATAAATCCAGCCCAGCGCGAAGAAGATGCAGAAGCACCCGGCACTGAAAGCCCAGTTCCGGACACATTCCCATCCTGAGAGACCGGTGCCCTTCAGCAGGAAATATATGCCGAAAAGGAAGCCGTTGAGACCGGCAAGCAGATAAATAAAACGAAAAGACCGGTTGCTTTTCAACGGCTCGAACATACGGTCGAGCAAAGGTCGCCTGCTTCGGGTGATTGTGAATCCTGCCTTTTTCATTTGTCCGGTTTTTCTTTAAAGGTGAACAGTGAATGAATGAATTAACGATATTTAAAATATAACGCATAAACGGTAAAAAAATTATGTCGGGCAAGACTATCTCCATAGGTTTCGTGATCGAGGACGGCAAAGACGGACTCAAGAAGCTCACGATGGACGCGGACGCGTTGAAAAAAGTGATGCAGGGCACGCTGAAAGAGACTGTCAGTGTGAGGCAATCCCTGAAGGATCTTGGGGAAGTCTCGTTCGGTCTCGACGCGATCACCGGGGCACTGTCATCCATGCAGGGGATGATGAAGAGTCTGACAGACGCATATGATGTGCAGGTCGAGGCAGAGACCAAGCTGGAGACAGTCATGCGGCAGCGCATGAGTGCGACCGAGGCGGAGATACAGAGCATCAAGGATCTTTGTTCGGCACAGCAGCAACTCGGGGTTATCGGCGATGAAGTGCAGCTCGCGGGTGCACAGCAGATCTCCACTTTCCTGCAGACACGCGAGGCACTGGAAACGCTTATCCCCGCGATGAACAATCTTGTGGCGCAGCAGAAAGGATTGAACGCCACAAGCGGCGATGCGGTCAATATCGGGAACCTTCTCGGCAAGGCGATGCAGGGACAGACGGCGGCACTCCGGCGCGTGGGCATAACATTTACAGAAGCCGAGGAGAAAGCCGTGAAATACGGCACGGAACAGGAGCGCGCCGCCGCGCTTGCGAAAATCATCACCAACAACGTAGGTGAGATGAACGCCGCGCTTGCCGCCACACCCAGCGGCAAGATGAAACAGGCGGCAAACAACATCGGAGACCTTCAGGAAAGACTCGGGGGGATGGTGAAGGAGCTGCAGCCTGGCATCACGTTCATAAACCAGACGGTTCTCGGCTTTTCGAATCTCGTCAAAGTGGGGACGATGATAAACGGCATTCCCGGGAGAATCAAGTCAATCGGCGCGGCGTGCCGTGCAACTTCGGTTGATGTCAAGGTGCTCGGGGTCTCGATGCAGGCGAACACGGTTCTCACCAAGACTTTCGCCCTGACATTCAAGGCATCGATGATGGTCGTGAAGACCGCCCTCATCTCGACCGGTGTAGGAGCCGCCATCTGGGCACTTGGCGAAGGTCTCGCTTTTGTCGTCAACAAGCTCAACGGGGTCGAGGACGCGGCACAGGACACCGCGAATGCCGTGACCGAGGTGTCGGACGCGCAAAAGAGCGTGGACCAGGCGATGCAGAATGCCACCGCCCAGATAACCCGCCATATCGCGGAGCTAAAGAACTGGAAAGGCTCGAAAGAGGAAGAGCGAAAGAAAGTAGAGGAGCTAAACGGTGTATACGGCGACACAATGGGTTGTTTCTCCTCAGTCAAAGACTGGTATGACAAGCTGACTTCCGCTTCGGAGCTTTACGCCCGGCAGATGGTGCTTGAGGCGAAAGCGAGGATAATTGCCAACGACATAGCCGAAAAAGAGATAGCACGCCAGAAAAACGCCGAAAAACGCCCAAAGCCTGTCACCACAGGAAAAAATGGCTTCAAGGCTCTCGCCAAATTCACGGAAAACCTGATAAAGGTCAACGATTCCATTGACCGGCATTATGAAGAAACCATAAACAGGGACAAAGAGGAGCTTGCGGATATTCAGAAGCAGATGGCAGAGAACGCCAACAAACTGAAAACAGGCACGCCTCGGAGAACTGAGCCGCACGGCAGTCCGAAAACGGACACGGTCATACCCGCCGGATCGCTCGCCGACATAGAGAAGCAGGTCTCCGAACTGGAGGGGAAACTGAAGCTGCAGGTCGACCCGCAGGATATGGCGGAGATACAGCGGCAGATCGACACGCTCAGGCAGAAAGAGAAAGGGATACGGCTTGAGGTGATTGACATAATCATCAAAAGTGACCTGATGACCGACCTCCGCAAAAAAGGCCGCTCCATGGATCTCACCCTTGATGTCAAGGTGGACGCGGACGCGCTGCAGAAGGAACTCGGCAAACTTCCCCGGGTGGTCAATAACACGAACGATGCCACAGACGCTTTGCAAAACAACCTCAAAGGGGTTGCAGATGTAGGGCGTTCCGCTGCTTCCGCCTTTTCCGCAATGGGAGACGCGATGGAGAGTCCGGTTCTGAACATCGCCGGCATCATCGCCGGAGCCATCGCCAACGTAATGGCGGGCTTCGCCGCCGCCTCCGCAAAGAAAGGCGGCGAGGGGTCTCCCTGGGAATGGATAGCGTTCGCCATCTCCGGACTCGCCACAGCCGTCGCGGCGGTGGCGCAGATAAAACAGGTCACGGCATTCGCCAGCGGCGGCATCGTGTCCGGTCCGACAATGGCACTTGTGGGCGAATACGCCGGAGCATCGAACAACCCCGAGGTGATCGCCCCCCTCAACAAGCTCCGGGAGCTGCTTCCGGACGCAGGAGCGGGGACACAGCGCATAGAGGTGACAGGACGGCTGCGCGGTTCCGACATAGAGCTATGCATGGTTAACCGCCGGCGCATAGGAAGCGCGAGCGGCAGAAAAAACCGATAAAAACGAACGAAAAAAGATGTTATACACCGGCAAGACATATGACACAGCGGGACGCGTTGTCTCCGTGGAGATCGTAACGGGCAACGACAGAAGCCGACACATCGAGATCGGCGCGCCCGAATCGGGTCTGATGCTCGATTCCGAGGAAGCTCTGACCATCGAGGGTGAGACAAACGACATTTTCGATGTAATCCTCCGGCAGTCGGCAATCGTCCGCCTGAAGGCTCGCGACTTCGTGCCGGATCTCTTCCGGAGCGACTGCCGCGAGGCGACAGTGGTGATGAAAGTGGGGGAGCACACCGTTTTTGACGGTTTCATCCTGCCGCGCACCTATTCGCAGGGCTACAACTCCGCGCTTGACACACTGGAGGTGAACTGCATCGACCGTCTGGGCGCGCTTCAGTGGCTCACATGGCGCGAAACCATGTCGGGCAACCCGACATATCAGGAAGCGATCACGGAGTGCGCACAGCGCACGATCCGCGATATTCTGACACGTGCGCTCGCGCTTGTGGACATCGACGAGGTCATCCAGGTGATCCGCTCGTCCGAAGACGCCGAGACGGCGAAGACACGACTGATGCAGGTGTTCGACCTCGACGAGATCCAGGCGCATTACATCCTGGACCTGCGCCTGCGCCGCCTGACGAAGATGAGCCGCATCGAACTGGAGGCCGAGCGCGACGACCTGCGCCGGCGCATCGAGGAACTGGAGGCGATCCTCGCTTCCGCCGATTCGCTCGACGCCGTGGTGATCCGAGAGATGGACGACGCCGTGGCCGCCTATGGCTCGCCGCGCCGCACCGTGCTGCTCGATGAGAACGAGGATGGCTCGTTGACCCCCGTGAAGACGCACGGTGACGATTCGCTGGCTGATTTTGCGCAGTCCGCCGCGCTCAACGCCGCGAAGGTCTCCGACGCCGCCGCGGACGTGGCCGCCGCCAAGAAGGCGAGCGACGCCGGCATGGCCCAGGCGTTGCAGATCGAGGACGAACCGTGCGTCATCGCGTTGAGCGCGACCGGGCTG